CGACTTCCTGAAGTTCACCGGCGAGATCGCGGCCTTCGGCGCCTGGTATGAGGTGCAGACCCGGAACGGGATGCAGCAGAAGAAGCGGGCGGTCTGGGGGCTCCGTCAGGATGCGGTCACCACCATGAACCAGCTGGCCGCACGCTTCGGCCTGACGCCCGTCGACGCCGCCCGGCTGAAGTCGGGCGGGCAGCTCGACCTGTTCGACGACCTGATGCGGCAGCTCGATGGAACCGATTGATCACCCGGTGTCGCGCTATGCGCTCGCGGTGGTCGAGGGCCGGGAGATCGCGGGCGAGCTGGTGACGCTCGCCTGCCGGCGCCACCTGCTCGATCTGGAGACGGGGCGTGATCGCGGGCTCCGGTTCGACTGCAAGGCGGCGAGCCGGATCATCAACTTCGCGAAGATGATCAAGCACACGACCGGGCCGAAGGCGGGCCAGCCACTGGCGCTTGAGCCGTGGCAGGCGTTCCGGCACGGCTCGGTGTTCGGCTGGAAAAAGGAGGACGGGCTGCGGCGGTTCCGCTCGACCTATCACCAGGTGGCGAAGAAGAACGGCAAGACCACCGACACGGCAGTGCCGATGCTGTTCACCCAGCTCTTCGACGGTGAGGCGGCACCGCAGGGCTATTGCACGGCGACGACGCGCGACCAGGCGCGTCTGCTGTTCGACGAGCTGCGGCGGATGATCAAGGCCGCGCCGGTGCTGGCCGAGTTCATGGACACGCGCAACAAGCACCTGATCCAGACCGGCCCGACCTCGGGCTTCGTGAAGCCGCTGAGCCGCGACGGCAATGCGGCGGACGGGATCAACCCGCATTTCGTGGCACGCGACGAGGTGCACCGCTGGACCGATCGCGAACTCGCCGAGGTTGTCGTCAACTCTATGATCGCGCGGTCGCAGCCGATCGACTGGGCGATCACCACGGCGGGCGCGGACATGGCGACGATCTGCGGCGAGCTGCGGGAATACTCGGCGATGGTGCTGCGCGGCGACATCGAGGATGACGCCTTCTTCGCCTATGTGGCGGAGCCGCCGCAGGATTGCGACATCGACGATCCGCGGATCTGGAAGATGGCGAACCCGAACCTCGGTGTGGCGATCGGGGAAGACCGCTTCCGCGAGATGCTGAACGAGGCGCGGGCGATTGCCGGCAAGATGCCGAACTTCCGCCGCCTGCACCTGAACCTCTGGACCGAGGGGGCGCAGAGCTGGATCGAGCGCGACGTCTGGGACAAGGGGGCGGAACCGTTCAACCCGGAGATGCTCTATGGCCTGCCGGCCTGGGTCGGGCTCGACCTGTCGCGGACGACGGACCTCACCTCGATCTGCGTCGCGGTGCCGAAGGACGGGCTGATCTATCTGCTGAGCTACAGCTTCCTGCCGTCGGGGCCGAAGGGCTTCATCGCGCGGGCGCAGAAGGAAAAGCGCGAATACATCGCCTGGAACCAGACCGGCTGGCTCGAAGTACACCGCGGCGGCGTGATCGACGAGGATCAGGTCATCGAGCGGCTGGAATGGATCCGGGCGAAGTTCGACCTGCAGGAGCTGGCCTATGACCGCTGGGGGATGAAGTACGTGGCGCGCGAGCTTGAGAACCGGCGCTTCACGCTGATCGAGCACGGGCAGGGCTATGCCTCGATGTCCTCGCCGATGAAGCGCTTCGAGCAGGCGGCGGCGCAGGTGCGCCTGCGCCACAATGGCAACCCGGTGCTGGCCTGGGCCGTGGGCAACGTCCATCGCGACGAGGATGCGGCCGAGAACGTCAAGCCGAACAAGGCGAAATCGACGAACCGGATCGACCCGGCGGTGGCCGCGATCATGGCCGTCGGGCGGGCCGAGGCGGCCGAGCGCAAGCGCAAGTCGAGGGAGATCGAAACGGTATGAGCCTGATCAGACGTATCTTCGGCGGCGCGGTGCCGGGGCCGGCGCCCGTGCCGCTGCCTGCTTCGCGGGCCGAGCCGCCGGTGACGGCGGTTGCCGCGCTTGAGCCTTCCGGCACGGCTGAGCCGCGGGCCTGGCTTTCCGAGCTGGGCTGGTCGGCGCCGAGCCGGGTGAAGGGGCTGCCGCGGGTCTCGGCGGTGCTCGCGGAACGCCATGCCACGGTGTCGGCAGCCTGCAACGTCATCGCGGGGGACATCGCCAAGGTGCCGCTGAAGATCTGGCGAAAGCACCCGGACGGGCGCGAGGAGCGGATCCGCGGGCATCGGCTGGCCTATCTGCTCAATGTCGAGGCCTCGCCCGGCGTTCCGGCCTCGGTCCTGCGCTATGCGCTGGCCTATGCCTTCGCGCTGCGCGGGAACGCCTTCGCCTATGCGCCACGCGGGGGCGGTGGCGAGGTCGAGCTGATCGAGACGGTGCTTGAAGAGGGGATCGGGCGCCTGCGCAACGGCCGGGCGCGGTTCTATGACTTCGAGGACGGTGCCGGGATGCGGCGGCGGGTGTCGTCGCGTTTGATGGTGCATCTGCGGCACATGTCGAAGGATGGCTGGACAGGTCGGTCGCCGATCGAGGTTGCGGCCGAGAGCATGGGGCTTGCGCTCGCCGGACAGGAGTCGGCGGGGCGGATCCTGACCGGCTCGACGATGCGGGCCGTGATCAAGATGGAAGACGTCTATGACGACGACGAGGCATGGCGGCGCAATGCGCGCCGGATCCGCAACGCGATCGTCGATCCCGAGGCGAACGGCTTCCCGATCCTCGGCGCGCAGGACGCGGTCGAGGTGCTCGACCTCAAGGCTGGCGATCAGGAGCTGCTCGCCAGCCGGAAGATGGACCGCGAGCAGATCTGCGCGATCTACCGGGTGCCGCCCGCCAAGGTCGGCATTCTCGACGGCGGGCTGAAGGCGAATGTCGAGCAGGCGGCGATCGACTACCTGACCGACTGCCTGATGTACTGGGCCGGCATGGTCGAGACGCAGATGGCGCTGGCGCTGCTGACCGACGAGGAACGCGAGGCGGGCATGGTGCTGCGTCACGATTTCGGGGCTCTGCTGCGGCCGACGACGCGGGAACGCTACGAGGCGCTGAAATCTGCCGTCGGCGGGCCGTTCATGACCCCGAACGAGGCGCGGCAGAAGGAAGGGCTTGCGCCACAGGCCGACGGCGACCGGCTGAACCCGGCCGCCAACATGACGCGCAAGGATGGCGCGCCGGATCGCACAAGCAAGGAAGGAGGTGGCGCATGAGCGTGCCGAGGATTGCCGGTCTGATCGACGGGCAGGTGATGGCGCTTTCGGACCCGCATGCGGCGGTGCTGCTGGCACAGGCGATGCCGGGCGAGGCGGTGCCGCAGGCGGCGCAGCCCGAGCGGTTCGTGATCCAGCGCGGCATTGCGGTGGTGCCGATCCGGGGAATGCTGACGCCCAACAGCGTGCTGCTCGAATATTATCTCGGCTGGACCACCTATCTCGGGCTCGCCGAGACGCTGCGCGAGCTCGCTGCGAATGCTGATGTCGGGGCGATCGTGCTCGATGTCGATAGCCCGGGCGGCTTCGTCGTCGGTCTCGACGGGGCGGCAGAGGCGGTGCGCCGCGCGGCCAGGGCAAAGCCAGTGCATGCGCTGGCAAGCCCGCTTGCCGCCTCGGCCGCCTATTGGCTGGCGTGCCAGGCGCGCGATTTGACGGTCACGCCGGGCGGCGTCGTCGGCTCGATCGGCATCGCGCTGAGCGCGAGCGCTTCGGTGGCGCCGGGCACGAACGGGCGCCAGCAGGTCGATATGGCCTCGACCAACGCCCGCGCGAAGCGGCCCGACCCGATGACCGACGAGGGCCGGGCAGAGCTGCAGCGGTATCTCGATGCCGAGGAGGCGCGGTTCCACGCGGCGGTGGCGACGGGGCGGAAGATCCCGCTGGCCGATCTGCCGGGACGGCTGTCGGTGACCGACGATCCGCGCGACGGCGGGGCGGTGTTCTCGCCCGAGGAAGCGGTCGCCCGCGGCCTCGCCGACCGGGTGGAGACGCGCGACGACTTCTACATCCGGGTGCAGGGCGCCTATGCCCCGCGCCCGCGCGCGCAATCGCGTGCCTTCGCCGCCCGAGCCCGGGCGGCCGCTGCCCTGGCGCACTGCGCCTGAGCTTTCCCTTCAACCTCTGCACCCAGCCCCGGCGCATGCGCGACTTCGGGGAAAGAGCGGCTGCGCGGGTGCCGCAGCATACAGGAGAACACGACATGCCGAAGAACATTGCCGATCTGCGCCGCGCCCGGCGGGCCGCCGCGGACACCATGCAGGCGGCGGCGGACCGGATCGCCGCGCTCGAGGAGCAGGACAGCGCGCCCGCGCCCGAGGCCATGGCGGCGGCGACCGCGGACTTCGAGGCGGCGCAGGCGAGCTTTGCCACCGCGCAGGCGGCAGTGCAGCGCGCCGAGGCGGTCGAGGCGGCGCAGGCGGCCGCGGCCGTCGGCGATGGCAACCCGGCGCCCATCCCGGTGCCGGGGATGCCGGCGGCGGCGCAGGACCCGGCGCTGAAAGGCGTCGGCTTCGGCTTCGCGGTGCAGGCTCTCGCGCGCAACCGCGGCGATCGCGAGCGCGCGGTGGCCGATCTCGACCGGGCCGGTCACAGCGCGATCTCGGCCGCGCTTTCGGGCGCCTCGGAGGCGGCCGGTGGCGTGACGGTGCCGCAGCCGCTTGCGACCGAGGTCATCGATCTGCTGCGGGCGCGCTCGGTGGTGCGGGCGGCGGGCACGCGCACCTTCCCGATGCCGGCGGGTGAGATGCGCCGGGCGAAGCTCCTCGCTTCGGCCACGGCGAGCTATGGCGCCGAGAATGCGGTGATCGCCGCGAGCGAGCAGAGCTTCGGCGCGCTCGACCAGAGCTTCAAGAAGCTGACGGCGCTGGTGCCGATCGGCAATTCGCTGCTGCGCCATTCCGGCGTGGGCATCGCGCAGGTGGTGCGCGACGACATGCTGTCGGTGATGGCGCTGCGCGAGGATCTGGCGTTTCTGCGGGGCCCGGGCGATGCGAGCTCGCCGAAGGGGCTGCGCTCCTGGATCCCGGCGGCGAACTGGACCGCGAGCGTCGCGGCGACCGCGGCCGCGTCGGAGCTGGCGCTGCGCCGTCTCGTCTCGCGCGTCGAGGATGCGGACGTGCCGATGGTGGCGCCGCGCTGGATCATGCGCGCGAGCGCGAAGAACTGGCTCGCCTCGCTCAAGGACGGGGTGGGGCTGGTGCTGTTCCCCTCGATCCAGGCGAACGGCACCCTCTTCGGCTATCCGATCTCGACCACCTCGCAGATCCCCGACAACCTCGGGACCGGCGGCAACGAGACCGAGATCTACTTCGGCGATTTCAACGAGGCGATGATCGGCGACAGCATGGTGCTGACGATCGGGGTCTCGTCCGAGGCCGCCTATGTCAACGACGGCGGCGACCTCGTCTCGGCCTTCGCCAACGATCTCACGCTGATGCGTGCCATTTCCGAGCACGACTTCGCGCCGGCCCACGACGAGGCCTTCGCGGGCTTCAGCGCGGCCGGCTGGTCGATCTGATCCGCTGCGGGCGCTCCCGGACGGGGCGTCCGCCGCAACCGATCCCACAAACGAGGATACCGAGATGAAAACCATCGTCACCTTCACGCGCCATTGGGGGCGCTACAACGCCGGCGACACCGCGGGCTTCGAGGCGAAACGCGCGGCCGAGCTGGTGCGCTCGGGCGTCGCCGTCGAAGGGGCCGGGCGGCCGGCGACCGAGATCGCCACGCTCAAGCTCGATGTCGCCAATCTTCCCGAGGTGCAGCAGGCGATTGCCGGGATCACGGCGCAGGCCGAGGCGCTGTCGGCGCGGGAAGCCTGGCTTGCGCAGCGTGAGGCCGAACTCGCGGCCCGCGAGGCGGCGCTTGCGGAAACTGATGCGCCGATCGAACTGGTCGATCCCGAGACCGGCGAGGTCACGGCCGCCGCCCCGACCGAGAAGGGGGCGCCGCCGGTGCAGGGCAAGGCCGCGAAGGGGTAAGCCATGCGGATCCCGGAGACGGGCTGGTATCAGCCGATCAGCACCGAGGCCTTCGAGGCTGCGCTGCATCTGGACGACCCGGACGATCCGGCGGCTCTGGCCGAGCTTTTCGCGGCGGCGGTCGAGATGGTCGAGCGCGGCGCACGACGCAGCATCGGACGGCGCGAGGTCGAGTTCGTCGTGCCGTTCGCAGGCTGGTCGCGCTGGTGGTTCCCGGTGGCGCCAGTGCAGGCGGTTCTGTCTGTGGAGACGGAGGACGGGGAGGGGGGGCGCGTGGCGCTTCCCGCCTCGGCCTGGCGGCTGGGGCGGGCCCATGACGAGCCGCAGCTGCTGCGGCTCGGGGACTGGCCGGCCGGGACGCAGGCGATCGTCGTGCGGGCGCAGATCGGCTTCGACGAGGCGGGCCAGTCGCTGACGCTGCGCCGTGCGGCGATCCTGCTCGCCAAGGAGTGGCTTGATGCCGGGACCTCGGCCGAGAGCGGGATCGCGGCGCCGCGGATCAGCTTCGGGGTCGAACGGCTGATCCGGCAGGTGCGTTACCGCCGGCCGCAGGAGGTGGCGTGATGGGGGCAACGGCACAGGCGCGGATCCGGTTCGAGCGTGCGACCCGCAGCCCGGACGGGGCAGGCGGCACGCGCAAGGTCTGGGCCGCGCTCGATTGGCGGCCTGAGGTCTGGGCGCAGGTGCGGGCCGGCGGCGGCGGCGAGAGTTTCGAGGGCGGCCGGGTCAATGCCACGGCGACGGTGGTCTTCCGCCTGCGCCGGCGCTCCGACCTGACGCCGCTCGACCGCATCCTCTGGCAGGGGGTGGCCTACAACATCCGCGCCCTGCTGCCGGCGGCGGGGAGCTTCATGGACATCGAGGCAGAGCGCGGGGTGGCCTCATGAGTGTGACGATCAAGGGGCTCGATCAGGTCTCGCAGGTTCTGTCCGAGCTGCTGCCGTCGGAAGCGCGTGCCCTCACGCGCGCGACCGTGCAGCAGGTGGCGAGCGACATCGCGAAGGAGGCGACCGAGCTTGCCCCGGCGCATGACGGGACGCTGAAGCGCTCGATCAAGGCGCGGCGGCGCAACCCGCGGGGGCGCAACATGTTCGAGTCCGTCGTCTACGTGATGCGGAAGGCCTTCTACTGGCGCTTTCTCGAATATGGCCAGGGGCCGGACGGGGTGGAGCATGCCTTCATGCTTCGGGCCCTGAACGATTACCGGGAGAATGCCTCGAACCGCTATCTCGATGCCTTCCGCAAGACGCTGGCGCGGCGGGTGCAGCGGGCATTGCGGCGGGGCTGAACGATGGCGGAACTCGCAGTTCAGAAAGGGCTTTACGAGGCCCTGACCGGGATCGGTCCGCAGGTTTACGACGCCTTGCCGCAGCGGGCCGACGGCGGTGATGACACGGCGTATCCCTGCATTTCCGTCGGGGTGGTGGTCCTCGCACCATGGGACACCAAGGACAACACGGGCTTCGATTTCGTGGCCCGGGTGCACAGCTGGTCGCGCGATGCGGCGATGAGCGAGGTCAAGGGTATCCAGCGCAAGATCTATGAACGGCTCCACCGCGGTGTGATCGCGGTGGAGGGGTATCGGCTGATCGATCTCGGGCGGCGCACCAGCACCGTGCTGCAGGATCAGAACGGGCCATTCCACGGGGTCTGCGAATACCGCGGGCTTATCGAAACCATCAGGACGGGAGACGAGACATGAGCAAGATGGCTGGTCGCAAGATCAAGCTCTATTCGGGAAGCGGCACCAGCAAGGCGCTGGTCGCCGGCGGGCGCGAGCACGGGATCACGATCAACAACGAGCCGATCGACGTGACCGACAAGGGGGATGACGGCTGGCGCACGCTGCTCGCCGATCCCTCGGTGCGCTCGGTCGATATCAAGTTCGACGGGTTGATGGACGGTGTGACGATGGTCGCGCTGTCCCTGGCGGAAGGGACCACGGCGCTGCTGGCGGGCTACACCGTCGAGATCGAGGGCATGGGGTCGATCAGCGGCACCTTCCACCTGTCGAGCATCGAGATCGGCTCGCCGCATGACGACGCGGCCGAGATCTCGGGCACGCTCGCGAGCTCGGGCGCGGTGACCTTCGCCGGGACGGGTGCGTGATGGCGGAGATCAAGATCGACTGGGATGGCAGGACCTGGACCATCCCGGAAACGAAGGCGTTCCAGATCGGCGAGCGGGTGGAAGAGATCGCGCCGCTTGGCGAGATCCTGTCGTGGATGAAGGCGCCCCGCTTCTTCCGCATGGCGCGGTGCCTCGGCGAGATGCTGCGCTTCGCCGGCTGCAAGGTCAGCGACGCCGAGGTGCATCAGCAGCTGGTGTCCTCTCTCGGTGGGCCTGAGGGGACCGGGTATGCGGGGGCGGTCTTTGCCCTCGTTGACCTGCTCATGGGCGATGCGCCGCGCGCCGGCAGCGGGGATGGCGCATCGCCGGGAAAGTCCGATCCTTCGTGAAGGACGCCTACCAGATCGCGGTGCGCGAGTTCCGGCTCCAGCCGAGCGAGTTCTGGAGCATGGCACCGCGGCATTTCTGGTGGCTGATGGAAACCCTCGGCCCGCGCAGGCGGGGTTCCGGCCTTTCCGAAGATGACAAGCGCGAGATCCTCGGCTGGCTCCGGGGCAATGACAGGGAGGGGTTCTGATGTCGGGAACCGGAGGCGATATCGTCATCACCGTCAGCGGGGACACGAACCCGCTGACGGATGCCGTCACCCGCGCCGAGCGTGTGCTCGGCCGGCTGAACACGGTGACCGAGCAGTCTGACCGCAAGTTCCGCGCGCTGGCCGGCACGACGACCGAGATCCAGTCGCGGATCGACGGTCTGGTCGGGGTGACGGACAAGCTCGCGAAGTCGGCGAAGGACTCGGCCCTGTCCTTTGCCGAATTCGACGAGGCGAAGTCGCGGGTGGATCGGCTGCGGGCCTCGTTCGATCCGCTGTTCTCGGCCTCGAAGCGCTACGAGGCGGCGATGGAAGACCTCGATGCGGCGCAGGCGCGGGGGGTGATCACGCAGCGCGAATACGCCGATCTGGCGCAGCGCTCGGCGAAGGCCTACCTCGGCGCGGCAAACGACGTCAGCGGCAGCTCCTCGCGGCTCGCCTCGCAGGTGCAGAATGCGTCCTATCAGGTCGGCGACTTCTTCGTGCAGATCGCGGGCGGGACGAGCGCCACCAGGGCCTTTGCTCAGCAGTTTCCCCAGCTGATTGGCGGTTTTGGCGCTTGGGGGGCGGCGGTCGGTGCCGCGGTCGCCATCGGCGCGGCAGTTGTGCCGATGCTGATGGGCCAGGAGAAGGAGGCGAAGAAGCTCTCCGAACAGATCGATGACCTGGCTGCCAGGACGTCCGACTACAAGGATGCCGTGGACAAGGCTCTGCAAAGCCTGCCGGACCTCTGGACACAGTTTGGCGCGGGCGCCGCCCGGGCGAAGGAGGTCTACGCCGCCCTGCTTCAGATCGAGAAGCTGGAATACCTCAAGTCGATGCAGGACACGACGACATCGATCTCGACGACGCTTTCCGGTCTCAAGTCGCAGCTGGATGCGATCAACCGGACGACTCTGCTGCCGGATGAGATCGCAACCGAGAGGGCGGTGGCGCTGAAGGAGCAGATTGCCACTCTCGGCAAGGAGTTCGGCGTCACGACGGTCGAGGCCCAAGGCGTTGTCGACGCCATGAATGCGCTGGATGCGGCGAAGGACAAAGGCCCGGCCGCGGTCGCGGCCGCGGCAAAGGTTCTGGCCGATCGCCTGATGGAAGCCCAGGATGCCGGCGCGGATATTCCGACTACCATTATGGATGCCTCGAAGGCGCTGTATCGGCTTTCCATCGATGCGGGCGAGATTGCGCCCTTGATGGGGGACTCCGCCGCGGCTGCCGAGGATGCCCGATCTAGGACAGATGCCTGGGCAAGCGCCATGAGCGATGTGAGGTCCGAGGTTCTGGGAATCGGGTCTGCGCTTTCCTCCATTGGCGGCGGGATGATCTCCAATGCCGCCAAATACGTCGAACTGAACGCCCGTAGGGCCGGGGCATCTGCCGCAGAAGCCGTGCGTGCGCGCAAGGAATGGGAGATCGATGCTGCCGCGAATGCCGCCAGCATCGGCGGCAGCTGGTATGACAAGTTCCTCGCCGGCGTGCGGGCTGAGGTCGAGAAGAAGGGGCTCGATATCGATGCCGAGCTGGCGACACTCAATGCGTCGGATCGGAAAGACAAGAAGGGCGGCGGCGAGACGAAGGATCCGCTGATGCAGAAGCTGGCGAGCGTGCGCAATGCGCTTGCAAGCCAGGCGGAGCTGGAGCTGGCGGCCTATGCGGCGCAGCAGCAGACGCTTGAGGAGGCGTTGGAGAAGCGCAAGCTCACCCAGATCGAATACAACGACCTGACCGAGAAGGCGCAGCAGCAGCATGCCGAGAAGATGGCGCAGATCGATGCCTATCGTTACGGCGACGGGCTGCAGAAGACCGGCGCGTTCTTCGGTGACATGGCCTCGGCCATGGCAAGCGGAAACGAGAAGATGCAGAGGATCGCGCAGAAGTTCGCCGCGGTCGAGGCGCTGATCAATGCCTGGCGGGCCTATAACCAGACCCTCGCCGATCCGTCCTTGCCGTTCTTCGCGAAGTTCGCGGCGGCGGCGAGCGTGCTCGCCTCCGGCCTGAATGCGGTGCAGACGATCAAGGGCTCAAGCGGGTCCGGCGGCTCGGGGGGCTCCTCGGCCTCGTCGTCGGCCGCCTCGACGGCGGCGACGGTTTCGCCGACGCAGATCGCGAACTACCGGATCACCGGGGACGTGATCGGCCGGCAGACCGGGGCAGAGCTGGTGTCCTCGATCAATGCCGCGATCAAGGACGGGTATCAGATCAATCTGGAGTGGGCCTGATGGCGGTCATCATCGCACCGGGGCATGTCCCGGAACAGCCGCTGACGCATGCGCGCGTCCTGTGGCAGGCGCTGCCCGGCACGGTCAGCGCAACCTCGGCAGCTGGCGGCTATCCGGCCGAGCGGGCGGCCGCAGTCGACACCGCGAGCTGGTGGCTTCCGACCGCGGCGCCGGCGATCTGGCGCACCACCTACGACGCGGTGCAGACGGTCGATGCCGTCGGCATCGCCGCGCATGAGCTGGCCGGGGCCGAGGTGCGCATCGCGGCGCTGCTGGCCGGCGTCTGGCAGGATCTGGTGACACTGACGCTGGCCGACAATGGCGCGATCCTCGTGCTGTTGCCGCGGGTCGAGACCACCTCGATCCGGGTCTGGATCGACCGGGTTGCGCCGATCGGGGTGATCTACACCGGCCGGGTTCTTGCCATGCCGGTGCCGGAATACACCGCGCTGCCGATGCTGGACCTGTGCCGGCAGGCGACGCTGACGAGCTATGTCAGCGAGGGCGGCCAGCTGCTCGCCCGCTTCGTGCAGCGCCAGGGCCGCGCCGGCACCTGTGCCTGGAACCACCTGCCGGAAGACTGGTACCGCGCGGTGTTCGACCCGTTCGCGCGCGCGGCGCTGACCGAGCCCTTCTTCCTGGCCGCGCGGCCTGAGGGATACCCCGAGGATTGCGTCTATGGCTGGGTCGATGCGCCGATCGGGGCGACCCGCATGGGGGTGAAGAACTTCCTGTCCGTGAGCTTCGAGGTGCAGGCACATGCCCCGTCAGACTGAGGCGGCCGCCTGTTGCCGGGCGGCCTGTTCGACGGCCTCGGGGTTGATCTCGATCACCGACAGGAGCAGGCGCGCCGCCGGGTCGGGCTTGCGGCGGCCCTGTTCCCAGTTGCTGACCGTCGAGGCCGGGATGCCGAAGCGTTTCTCGAACGCTGCGGCCGAGCGCGCCACCTTCTTGCGGATTGCCTTGATCCGGGCGGGCGGCATCGGATCGACGTTGCGGGTTTCCAGCGCGATCTCGCCGCGCTTCCACGCCAGGGCCTCGCGGAGGCCTTCCTCGATGCCGAGGCCAATGTCGGTGCGTTTGTCAGTCATCGGATAGTTCCTTCAACACGGCGAGAATGGCCTTTCGGTCGGCGGACGTCAGGTCGGACTTCTCGTTCTTCGCATAGGCGGTCAGCAGGATCGCCAGATCATCGCCGATCATCAGCAGGTAGATCGCCCGCCCGCCGCCACTCTTGCCCTTGTTGCGCAGCGCGAAGCGGATCTTGCGGACGCCGCGCAGGCCTTCGATCACATCCCCCGCCTCGGGCATGGCGGCGATCGCCTGGTCGATCGCGTCGGCTTCGGCCTCGGTCGCCCGGATGCGTTTGAGATCCTTCAGGTAGCGCTTGGTGCGGACGATTTTCATGGGCTGAGATATACGCCAATGGCGTATTAATTGCAATCCTGATTTGCGCCATTGGCGCAATTCTCTTCTCCTTCGTCGAGGAGGCCGCGGCGCAACCGCGTCCATCCGGAACACCCCCCAGAACTTCCGAGGTGCAGGCACATGCCCCGTCAGACTGAACCGATCCAGATCGTCGAGCTGATCCAGCCCCGCTGCGCGCGGCGGTTCGGCGATGCGATCGAGCCCTATGGCCCGCCGGCTCTGACGAAGGCCAATCTGGATGCGATCGCCGCCGGGGAACTCGATCGGGCGGCGAGCGTGCTCTTTCATGCGCAGGTCGGCTTCCCGTCGCCGTGGAGCGCGGCCGATGGCGTCATCTGGGAACAGGGCGGCGCGGGCGATGGGGCCTATCTCGGCGTGACCGATGGTGCCCTGGTCTTCCGTGCGGGGAACGGGTCGACCGCGGCAGGGACGGAGAAGACGGCGATGGTGTCGGTCGACGGTTCGGCCCTCGCCGGGCTGACGGTTCGGATCCGCGCCGAGATCTCGGTCGGCGCCGGCTCGGTGACGCTGTCCGTGTTCCGCCTCGACGGCCGCCGCCTTCTCGAGGCC